TGCTTCTGATTGCATTGCAATTGCCGCTGTCATTGCATGCCATTTTGCTGCCTCTTGAGCAACAACACCTGTCGATATTCCATTTACAGATGTAACACCTGGAATCTTTGGAAGATCTTGATTCATGTAAGCTTGAGGGTTTTTACCAATTCTAACATTTACTGGAGATGCTCCTGGAACTGTTCCAAATATAGTTCCTGGCTGTTGTGTTTGAGCAGGAATCATATGAGACATATCTCTTGAGTATGCTTCTCCAACTAGTGGGTTATTCTTATCAACATACCTTTGTCCGCCTGGAGTTCCCGCTGAAATTACTCCTCCTGCAACTGTTGAGATGCTTGGTTGTACTGCAACTTGCGCTGTAGATGCTGCTACCTGAAGATTATCAAATGATGCTGCAAGAGTATTTACTGCATTTGTTAATACAACTGTTGCTTCTGTATCCGAGTAGAATGATGCAGCAAGACCTTTTGCAGCAGCATCTGCCGCCATAATTTCTGGAGTTAGTAATTTAAATCCTTGTCCACCCCTAGCTAGTTGTCTTAGGTGAAAGATTCCCTTGATAACATATCCAATAAAGTTACCCATAACACCAGCCAACATAATAATTGGTCCAGATACTGCGGTTATTCCTCCAAGTACATTTAAGAATGTCTTTACTGGTTGTGGAAGCTTCTGGAAGAATTTAATAATTCCGTCTACTACCTCTAAAACCTTTGTGCTAATTGTTAAAAATTGATTTCCTACTGATGCAAGATCTGCTTGAACTGAAGCAAGGGCTCTCTTAAATTTACCAGAGGCTGACTCTGTCATCATTCCTAATTCTCGGGATGATATGTTTGCAAGATCTGTAGCGCTTGCCTTCATTAAATCCATTACTTGAAGTGTCTGTGATCCTTCTTTTCCTAGGTTCTCGAATAGAGCAGACATTCTTGCATATTGGAACTTACCAAATAGCTGCTCAATTGCTCTTGACTTGCTTAGTGGATCTAGGCTATCTAATGCTGATTGAAGTTCTGTAATTGTTGCAGTTAAATTACCTGCATTTGCTGTTACAATTTGATCAATATTTATTCCAAAACCAGTAAACATCTCTTTAGCAACCTTTGTTGGGTTAATAAGAGAAGCCATTGCTGACTTAATTGCATTAGCACCTTCAGATGCGTTTACTCCGCCTTCTTTCATTGCAGTTAAATATAACGCTAAATCTTTTACGTCTCCGCCAAGTGACTTTACAACAGGACCAGCTTTGGGAATTGCTTCAACTAAATCTGCAAGGCTTGTTGAAGTTTGGTTTTCAACTGCGTTAAGGAAGTCAATTGATTGTGTTAATTCATCTGTACTTGATTTAAATGCATTCTGAATGGCAAGAGTTGCCTTCATTGCATCTTGTCTGTCTACTTCTCCAAGTACTGCAAGTCTTGATGTTTGTTTTGTTGCTTCCAGAAGTGCTTGTCCTTCTTGCCCTGTTGCTGCTAAATCTGCAGCAAGTGAGATAGTATCTTTATATGCAATACCATATGAACCAGCAAGTTCACGTGCAGTATCTGAAACATCTTTTCTTACCTTTGCAAGTTCTGTTGCAGACACCGCAGATAGACCACCGTAAACTTTTGTAAGTCTTACTAGTTCTGCATCTGCTTCTCTAAAAGCTTTTTGTGCAGCCATACCAAATGCTGCAAGTGGAACTGTTAGTCCTACTGTTAACTGACGACCCGCCCACTGGGTATTCTTACCCCAGTTAATAAGACTATTAGATCCATCAAGCATGACCTTGTTCATGATGGCAAGTTCTTGTCTTGCTATTGCTGTCTTATTCTTTACTTCATCTAGACCCTTTGCAACCATTACGTTATACTGCATTAAGCCCTGTGCATTTTTACCTACAGGCTGAATAATTGCTTGCTGAAGCATTACTTGCTGCTTTGCAAGATCTCTAACTAGGTTGCTGGTCTTCTTTGTATGCCCGCTCCATGTGTTGTAGTAATCATTTAGCTTTAGTCTGCCTCTGTCTAAATTTCTGCCAAATTTTTCTACATCTGAAGTAAGCGATACGAAGTGTTGCGAGAACTGGCCTGTTGAAGTAAGCGTCGTTGCAAACGACTTATTCATTACTGCAATTTGATTTGCAAGCTTGGCGTTAGTTCCCGCTGTAACTTCTTGTAATTTTAAGAGTTGGGCAGTAGTCGCAGCAAGCTGGGTTCTTAAGCCAGTAAAGTCTGCGTTGGCGGTAATATTGGTGGTGATTAAATTATCTGCCATATGTATATGTTACTCTATAGAGTATCCTAATCCTGCTCCGATGCCGAATCCAGCTTCGCTGGCAAATGCTCCTTGAAGTCCAACAACATCATCTGCTGATGCGTTTATTCCAAGTGCTCTTCTTCTAACATCTTCGAAAGACGATTCCTCCTTATTTTCATTACTGCTTTCATTTAACTCAACACCTTGAATCGAAGCTAGGAACTTCCTTTTTTCTGATTCTGTTTTTTGCATTGACTTAAAAGTCTGGACCATCTCTGGCATTGAAAGATTATCTTCTAGTTCTTCGTAATTTTTCCAATTACCTAAAAGAAATACTTCCCCCTCTAAAGCGGCTAGATCTAGTTCTGACCAGCCAGTACTGCTGCCGCTAGTAGGTTTGGGTCGTCCATCTTAATTCCTCCGCAGATCTCAAGGATGCGGTTGATTGTTGGAACGTCAAGTGTGTCTTCAAATGCGTCTTTATCTTTTACCAATTCAGGCAATTGCTTTTCTAGGGCTACTGCACATGCTTCGATAAGGATCGTGAGTGTTTCGTCTTCTGATGTTACTTCTTGTGTCTTCTGAATGACTTTCATAAACTTACGAAGCTCTTTAATTGTTAAAGGCTTAAGCTTAACTGTTGCGCCATTTTGTAGTTGAATTTCTTCAACATCGTATACTGTAGTTGCCAATTTAATCCTCCTCGGATCTTGTCTTAATTATTGTATCATATTGAGAATATAAGGGCAATAAAAAACCCCCCAATTTCTTGAGGGGATTTCTATTAATTAATTAATATTAATTATAGCCAGGTGCGGTCTACGATTGTGCCGTATTCCTTGCCTGCATCTCCTGCTGCTCCTGATGGAAGCAAACGGAATGTTACTGGGAATGTTGCTGCTGCGTTACGTGACAATGAGAATTGTGACTGTTGTACAGAAAGAACACGACGAGCATAATATACACGCTCTGTCTTTGATGATGATGCAGTTGTTGGAGCTTGTCCAATCGCAATTAGTTGACGCTCAACTGGAGCTTCTCCTAGTGCGCCTGCTGCCATACCAAGTGTTGATCCACTTAGTGTTGCTCCTGACTGTCCAAATACGCCAAGAACGTTTTCAAGAGTTCCTTCTGCGAATTCTGTTGCAATCATAACTTCCATTGTTTCCTTGAATAGCTTAGCTGAGTCAAGAAGCTGATCTACTGTTACTGCACCGTATGATGGGTTGTAAGTAATTTGAAGACCGTTATTTGTGTAACCTACGTTACGGTATGCAGCGCCTTTTGTTGCTGATACTGTTGCAGCGTCTACATCTACATCGTTAAGAGTTGTGATGTATGACTCTCCTGCTACATAACCAACTACTGGTGTACCTGATCCTGCTGTACCGTTCTTAAATGCTGGTACATTCTTGTTACGTCCAACCGCTCCAGCTACTGCTGTACCTGGAACTAAGTTTTCTACATATCCTGATGTAGTAGAATCTTCTACTGACAAGAATAGTGGTGACGCACCGACAAGGATGTTTCTAGCATTACCTATGTTTTGTGCCATGTGTAAAACCTCCATTAAATAAATATATATATATTGACTTACTTTAAATCAAGCTGGCTAGGCTCATTTCCTCTTATGTCCAATTTTACTGGATTAAGCCTTTAAAAGCAACTAGGCAAATCTTCCAAGCCTATCTGTGATTCTTGAGTACTTAACTTCCAGGATTATGTCGGTTGATAGGAACCCCTGAAGTTCTTGAGATGGCTCAATTGGAGAAGTTTCTGAGATCATTATATTATGAAATATTAGATTATTGCTAGTCTTTGATATATTGACATCATTTGCCGAATCGTCCATTCTTCTAAATAGGTCGGTCATGAGGTTTCTCATCTCATACAACTCTGTCACATCTGTTGAATATAGGGTGAATAAAACCTTCTCACAGCATATCAGCCAGTTCTCCTCATATGACAAGCCGATCTTATCATATACGATATGCTTCTTGCCATTTAGGAATTGATCCATTTCTGGTAATTGCTGGACTGGAACAATAGGGATTATCTCAGTACCTAGGTTATCTGAATAGTAATCATTCTGATCAAACATTCCCGCCAACTTTAATTGTGTCCATAGGAACTTGCGGAGCTCGAACATTGCGTCTATCTTATAATCTACTGTCATAGTGAGCCTCCAAATGATGAACTTAATGCTGCATCCGCCTGCATCCTTATTTTACCAGCACTGAAGCTATACTGCACCTTTTTAATATTAATTGGGACATCCAGGGCTTTTGCTATCTTAGCATTAAAAATTCTTTGGAAGCCAGAGGATTTGATTGAAGAGTTTACTAGTTGCCCGCCAAAGAATCTGCCGTATGTCAATGAGAATTGATTTGTTGCTGCCTTGCCACCAGGCCTCTTGACGGTCACTGAGGTGCCCTTTGGCATAAAGACTGTTGCACCATCTAATTCAAATACTAAGCGCTCTGCTGACCTTGGGCGAATTACTATGGGCATTCCTTCTTCCATCACGGAAGCCTTGTTTGCAAATACATATTTTCTCTTTTGTTTCTTATTCTTAGATGGCACTGCTGATTTAGATAATTTAAAATCACGACCTATTCTAAATGAAAGTCCACCTGTATCAATTAAGTATAAATTAAATAATCTAGCGGTGGGATTGCCTGTCTTGTTCCACTCGTATACGTGGTGTAGGCTTTTAGGCTTTGTTCTTGCCTGAGCATCTACATATTGACCAAAATCTTTTTCTATTTGATTGAATATAGTTGTTTTAAATAAGTTCTTGAACTCGGCATTTGATGTCAGTTTAGATAGGACAGATGCTTCATAATATAAGAATGCTGATATTTGTGCTACCGTGCTATCCTTTATTACTCCTGGAACTGATCCAGCCATTAATCTTTCCAGACCGCTGGCCGCTTGTATTAACGCTACGCTACTGTCCAATTACCTGACTCTCCGATCTTTTTATAGTAGCATTATATCCAACGATTCCACCTAGTGGTTCTGTCATTGGAACAACGCCCATTACTTCAAATACTGTCGGAGTGTTATTTGGAAAGTTAATTTCTTCCCATATTACTGTACCGTCTAGATTTCTGATATTTGTAATCTTTTCTCTAAAGGTAACCTTTGTTGCAGTTCTTACTTGTAGCACCTGATCATTTAAATACTTGTTACCGAAGACTTGCTTGTCCCCTGATGTTCTTGAAGATGAGTTACTTACTGTGCCCTTTGCGCTGCATGGTACAGTTCTAGTAAATTGCCACTCTTTTTTTAATGCGCCAGTTGACTCGTCTTGTGTATCGAATTGCTTATAGACATCCATAAGCATAGGAAAGACTGAATCAATAATGGCATACATTAGATCAGAACCATTTGAGTAATAACATACGGATTAAGAAGCTGGTCTACATATAGATTGCCAGTTCCCTTTGATGCCGATGCATTATACTCAAAGCTCCAGTCAAATGTCTTAATAGACTTAATGTACTTGTTTCTCCAGACTTTGTCCTTTGAGAAATAGTCTTTCATTAATTCAACTGTAGCAAGCTGGACCTTATCGGGAACTGATTCCCATCCAAACTGTCCTACTAATCTGTACTTAACATCCTTAGAAAACACTCCGTAGAATGTATCTGTAATTGTTGGGGGGACCAAACCATTTGCAACATATACTGCATTATCAAGTAGGTCAGTTCTATCTACTCTTATTGCAAATCCGCTTTCTGAAACAATTGGATCATACAACCAGTTATTAACTTTAGGAGTAGATAGGTTGTCCACAAGAAGGATATCGTTAGAGTAAATCTTATATACCTTGTTTATCTTAGATGGTAGAGGAAGAGTATCTGACTCATTGCCATAAATTGACTCTTCGCCTGCATATAGATAAAAATATTGATTAGTATAGTCTTCGATTATCTTTCTAGCGTATCTCTCAGCTGATTGAAGATTTGCATATGTCTTATAGTTTGGATCGCTTGGATCCGCCCCAAAGTTTAAATCTTCTATCTCTTCGTTTATGTTGATATAAGGAGTTACTACATTAGCATATGTAGTATGAGTTCCTACTGCCCCGCCATACATTGTGTACTGCCAAACAATTTTAAAGTTTCTAGGATATGACGAATACGAAAATGGCAACACTATTTGATAGGTTCCAATATCTGTCTCTACCGCCGTTGCATTAATTGTTGTCAATATGGTTGTCGGTAGTATGACATTGGTCGGATCTTTTGTAACGTCATAAACTTTTGCAGTTACAACGCTGGAAGGTGTTATTAGTTCACCCTCCCAATAGATCTTTGTCTTAATTGGTGAATTGCTGTTTACGTATATCTCTGCCATGTTATAGGCTTAGATTAGTTGTAATACTCCTGAACTTCCTTTGGAGTTGCTAATCTGAAGCCCTCCTCCTTATCAAAAATTTCTTGAGCATTCTCTTCTGTCATTGCAATAAAAGGGTGCTCTTTTGTAAATGTAAATCCTATGATATCGTATCTAAAGTTTTCTCTAGTCATTCTAACTAGAACTGTATCTTCTGGCTGAGCATCTAGGTTAAATCTAGGAAGAATCTCTTCTGCGTCTTCGTTAAATTCATCTGTTGCGTCTTCGATATCTTTAATAGTTTTTTGATAAACAGACCAAGTGACTCCCTCTTCCGCAAGGGCGGCTACGATATCTGTCTTACTTTTAATACCATCAGTATCAACTGCAAAGTCCTCTGCAATTTTTCTGAGTTCTGCGACCTTCAATGTCTCAAATGACATATATTTCTCCTTTGTTAGGTTCTTCAATTATAGCATTGATAAATTAAAATGAAAAGCCCCTAAAATTAATTAGGGGCCTTTCTAGGGTTTTATCTTAAATTAATTAAGAAGCAACCTTAACGTTCTTTACAACTACCCAAGCGTCTGCCTGCTCGATCTGAACGCCAACACGAGTATACATTGTGTACTCAATTGTGTCCTTACGTGGCTGGAAGAAACGGTAAACAGTTACATCACGCTTGATACCAATAACTACGTTATTTGGGAATGTCAAGTGGATATCTCCATGTGAACCTGTTGGTGTTGCGTATGTACCAGTCTGTGTCTCTGAAAGAAGTGGGACTTCAACAATCGGAATACCGAATGCGAATGGTGCCACATATCCTGCAGGTCCACCTAGTGGTGCAACTCCACCACGGATAACGCTTGAAGCGATATCTTGTGGAATTGTTTGGTTTGTTCCAATGCTGTTAGCATATAGGAAAT